GAGCCAGGACAGGGTTATCACGCATGGCATTACGAAAGTACACCATCAGCACCCTATCGTAAGTTAGCAACTATGATCTATCTGAACGATGGATTTGAAGGTGGTGAAACAGAATTTTTATATCAACATTTTAGAGTAAAACCAAAGGCAGGTAAGTTTGTTATCTTCCCTTGTGACTGGGCATGGACACACCGAGGTAATCCGCCCCTAAATAAGGATAAGTACATCGTTACTGCATGGGTAGAGGAGTATCCGACCCCAGGTCAATAAATAGAAGTAAATCGCTTAAGTAATGAGCAAACTAACTGTCGGTAGTCTAGGTGGCATACCTGCATCACTAAATCAAATAACTGTTCCTGCAGGACATACATTACAGATCAATGGTAATGTGTATCATGATGGTACTGGTGCTTTGCGTCTACCTACAGGCACAACTGGGCAGAGACCATCATCACCTACTACAGGTTATATAAGATATAATACTCAGGACGGATGTGTAGAAATTTATACAGGTAGTACTTGGTTACAATATTTTGGAGAGAATGGTACATCTAACGCACCATTTACATCAATGGCAAACTTATCAAGTAATGACCCTGGATCTGGGTATTGGTATATCAAGTTTGACGGAACTAATACAGAAGAAGTATACGCATATAAAGATACCAATGGTAAGTATTGGGTGATGGTTGCATCTATCACAGATGCTACTAACCATGGTTCATATACAGGTGGTTCGGATCACTGGTATGGTAACTGGACAACTACATCAACTACTGGTAATGCAAGAAATGCAATGGCAAATGACTTTAAGTCAAACCATTATAGAGGGTGGACAGCAAATGATGTATTGATTATGCAGGGGTTTTCTACATCTGGTACACCTTATGATACATCTACTGAAGTTGGATACATATCTGGTTGTTTCACTAACAGAGGTGGTAACATGTACAGTATGTTTAATGACTACATCTCTCTGAACAACCATGGTAACATCGGTGGTACACAGATTAGTGGTATGAACTTCTTTAAAGGATCTGCACAGGCATCAGATAATAGATATAGAGGTAGTAGTGCAGGTGAACTTAATCCAAACAATACTTGGCACGTTTCACCCGCAAACTGTGAAAACTATACTTTCAGTATGATTAATGCTCTAGGTTGTTCATCTAATGGATGTAACGTTGAGCACCATGCATGGGTAGGACAGACAGGAAACAACTATTCAAACCAAAACTTCCCAGAACCTAACTGGTCTGGTGATTGGGGGATAAATAACCCTGGATCCCAAAATCATATGTACTGGTTATTCTTTTACGCATAAGACATGAGTACTCTAAACGTTAACGAACTACACGCATCTTCGCTGCACAACTTCGAGATTAACTTCGATGATGGGGAAGCATTGATCGTTGCAGGTACATGTAATATGAGTGCATTGGGTCAACTAAGTTTACCTACAGGAACTACAGCACAAAGACCTTCAAGTCCCTCTGTAGGCATGATTAGGTTCAATAGTGAATTATTACAAGTAGAAGTTTGGAATGGTAACTCATGGTTACAAGTAATCAGAGCATCTGCAGGTGGTAATGATGGTGGAACCCCTGCTACAGCAGCGTCTAGTGTTCAAGAACTCATGGATGCAGGTGTTGCTTCAGATGGAAACTATTACTTAAACTTAGATGGTACAACTCGTAGATACTTTGTACCTATCAATAGTCATCCTTATTATCTTCTTATAGGTAACTGGGGTGGCGGTGGTGCTGCATTCTTTAGTAATGCATCATCATTATCAGGACAGAACTTAAATGATACGGGCGATTCAACTCCTACGGGTAGTTTTGCTTCTAACAGTACTTGGGGTTACTACAGAAACGCAAGTGGATCTGACTTTAAATATGCAACCTTTAGTAATAGGGGTGTATCATATCGTTATGTCAAGATGAGAATGAATCTTTATAACTACTATTCTAATGATGGTCAGAACGGTAGAAACTTCCTAAATATTTCGTCGGGAGTTGGTGATGGTCTAACTATCATGCGTGACAACTCTGGTTCAGGTGATGGACAACACATCTTTACTTACTATACTGCTATCTCTAACAATGATAGTAACTCTTGCCCATCAGTAGCAGGAACTCAACCTACACACGTTGCAGGTGGTAACAACCCAGGTGGATTCATGGGTAACAGATATACATGTTTCTCTAGATCTGGATCTAGTTACACTTCAGAATATGTGAGAAACTTTACTGTACAGGCAGGAGACAATTCTGGTGGTACAGGTCCAAACGTTTTTAATGGTGATGCATGGTTCACTGTTGACTTAGGAACAACTTACAGTGACAACATGCATATCGTCATACACTCAGATCAAGACACTGGAAACGAAGATACATACCTTAAGAGAGGTTGTGTACTTGTTCGACCTGCATAAATAATACGAAGGAGTAATTACTACACATGTCTCAGTTAAATGTTGATAAAGTTGTATCCCTAACAGGGGGATCGGGAACTGCTGAGTTCCAATTGGAGGCGTCTGGGCATTTTAACTTTGACTCTGGAACTCTTTACGTTGACTCTACTAACAATAGAATTGGTATTAACGATGCATCTCCTAGTTATACATTAGATATCTCAGGTACTGACGGAATGAAAGTTCCTACAGGTACAACAGCACAAAGACCTGGGGCAGCAGTAGAGGGACTATTCAGATATAATAGTACAGATAGAACCTTTGAAGGATACTCATACGATCAAACTGCAGGACAAGTACAATGGGGTCCGATTGCAGGTGCAGCAGGTAGTGGAACTCCTGATCAATCTACAGATAGATATAGTGCAAACTACACAGTTGGTGCAATCTTACGCTCCAATGGTACAGATGCCTACTGGTCATTTGATGGAGAGAACGATACAGGATGGTCAACAGCAAGAATTTGGACACACGGATATGTTGGAGGTGGATACCAAAGTGGTTCACCTTGGAGAAACGTAAATAGAACGGTACACGCTACAGATACATCAACGAACTTAGGTGATATCTTAGACAGATCTGGTGCTTACATGTCAGGATCATGGCATGATACTAGACACTTCTTTCACTCTATGGAGAACACTTACAGAGGTTCTTCAAACTATACCAATGCGATGAACATGGGTACAGAGTCTGGTGTAACTCATCAGTCACAGTGGAACATGACAGTGAACAGAGCTTCAATGGGATCTCACCAAGATCATGTATTTGCAGGTGGATACTCATACTTGTATGGTGGTGGTAACTCAAGAACTGACGTGTTCAACTTGAAAACAGAGGTTATGAGAACCTCTGGTTTCCCCCCAAACTTTGATGACTCAGGTGATGACCCTACATGGGGTGGACATGGTAGACTCTATGGTTGGGTCAAGAGATCAGGAACTAGAAGAGGTCAGTTCTTCAAGACTGAATCTTGGGTATCATGGGAACATGGACCAGGTGGTGATGGTTGGAAGAAAATTCTTCCTACTATGTTAGGACATATGTACGTTGGTACAGGTAATAACAACCAGAACGGTAACCAGAAGTGTAGTGACCTTACTGGTATACAGGTTAGAGGTCTTAACTTTGGTAATATGGGTGAAGAAAACTTTGAAATGGGTATGAGAAAAGGTTATTGCTTGGGTAACTATAATGGTTCCCAGAACAACAATACCTTTAAAGTTAACTACAATAGTGATAGTTACAACAACTTAGGTGGTAGTTCACCACCATCAGGACATGGTGGCATGTCATCTGCACACTGCTCTTCCTCTAGTTCTGTATCAGGACAGGGCAACTACGATTACGGTACTAACATTCCTAACTACTAATGACAAGCACAACATCGAATGACGTCATCGTAATTGATGTCGAGAAATTTCCTAAAGCAGGCGAGTGGGGTATTCAACTTGGTACTCATCTAGGTCTAGAGGTATATCACCTTGCAGACGAGTTTTATCAGTATATTCCACAAGACGTTACATATCTTAGATTTACTAGTAAAGAAGGAATCTTTGGAGAGAAGTATTGGGCAGAAATCAGAAATACTAAATCAACCTACGGTGTTGATGAAAATGGAACTACAAATAAAGAAAAAGAAGTCATCGAGGATACTACATTCTCTAATTATGTTATACCTTTTATGAAAAAGGTTATGATTATGAGTGTGCAAGAAACTTTTGAACATAGACTCAACGTCCTCAATACAGACTTCTCTACACTTGAGCAAGCAACATGGACAGATCAGTTATGTGAGGCAATCGCATATATTGCTGATAATGACTTCACAACAAAACTTATACATAAGTTAGCAGAGGTGAGGGACTTGACAACTTTGCAGTTTGCAACTAAAATAGTTGACAAGCAAGCAGAGTTCTCAAGCAAACTCTACGACCTAGCAGTCGCAGAACAAAAGATGATCCATATTATTGATGGATGCTCTAGTGTTCGTGAACTGAACGTTGTTCTAGAAGATTATTTCTCAGAAGCAATGTCAAATGCACAATGTCTTGAATATGGAAGATGCACAACCAATGAAGAAACAGGAAACATCGAAAGAAAAGTCACTTTCGACTACTCAGGCGGACTCAAGTTCTGATCCAAATCAGTACGATTATAGAGTCGCAGATGTATTAGAGGAACTTAAGAGTATCGATGATTGGGATGTAGATGACGTGTCTGTCAAATTGATGGACTGGTCTGAACAACAACATTTCGGTCAAACTGAGTTTCAAAATAAGTATTACGTTGTTAATAGTCAGGTCACACCATATAGGCAGATCAGACAAGCAATGATGGAGATCCAAGGTAGGACTAACTCTCTATCTAAAAGTACTATTCAACTTAAGCGATGTATGAATGACATTGCAAGGGTTAAACATGATATGACTGACCCTCTAAGGGATGAGTTTGAGAAGCAAGATAAGCAATACGAATTAGAATTACTCTTCCTTGATAGGCAGATCTGGATTAATAAGATCAAGCAATGTAAGGAAGAACTTGATGGTCTCTTTAATATTATCAAAGAGAAAGCAGGAACTGATGACCCTGTAGAAATTACAAGCATCCTAGAGAACAAGGAACTAGAGGAAGTTGAAGAGCATAAGTACTGGATTGCTCGTATGGGTAAGCAGTCAGCAATTGATTTGTTGACTACTGGTAGAGTTCAAGCGGGTAATTTAGAATCCATCTTACAAATGAACCCAGAAGATCAGGCAGCATGTTTAGATCTTGCAATGACATATTCTACTGCTGTTAATCGTTCCGTTGGTGGAATCAAGGAAGCAGCAGAAGCAAGAGTCGATAAAATGATGGAAGGTAAACCACCTCAACTATTTGATACAGCAGGAGTTCTCTCTGATTATGCACACAACAACCTCCAAGAACGTCTTCAGTCTTCCGATAAACCCGAAACTGCCTCCTGAATTTCTTGAAGAGAAGTTTGTTCCATTCCTACTAAGGAATGGAGATTTGATTTACGACTTATATTTTACAAGAAGACTGCCTCCATTCATGCAAGATGCAATGGGGGACGTTTTTCGTACCAATGCTGATGCTCAAGGGTCAGCACAAAATGCATTATATGTGTCAGAAAAGACTGGTATTCCATTATCAGCAACGTTTAACAACATATGGGTCAGACCAGACCAAAAGAATCTGAATGAGTTCATCAAGAACTTTAAGTTTCTATATGACAATGGTGTAAGGTGTGCAACTATACCTCATACATCATGGGTTATGACTGGACAGATTCAGAAAGAGTTTCCAGAACTAGAGATTAAGAATACTATCTTACGAGAGGTATCTAAACCTAATGAGATTGTATCGCTTGCAAGTGCAGGTTTTCATTATATTAACCTTGATAGGGATGTAATGAGAGATAGAGATCTGTTAGTACGCATTATGGATGCGAAGAAATATTGTGAAGAAAAGGGTAATCCTATCAAACTATCATTACTTGCTAATGAGCATTGTTGGGGTGGGTGTCCTATCATGCCAGAGCATTATCAATACAATGCAACAAGAGTAGGAAGTGACCCTCAATACTTTAATAGTACTATAAGTCGTGTGTCATGCTCACGTTGGGATGCTCATGATGCTGCACATGAACTTAAAGCAGCAAACATTCCACCTTGGAAGAAAGACTGGCAAGAGTTTTTAGATATAGGTATTGATGTATTCAAGTTACATGGTAGAGAAGATGCCATGAGACTGCAAGAATCTATGGATCTCATTGAAAGATGGCAAGATCCTTTGAGTCCGCTGATGTTCCCTCACTTTGAGGAGTACATGGAAGATGTGGACATGCCTGATGCACCTATAAATATCTGGCGAGAGAAGATCAAAACATGTCGATTTGATTGTTGGGATTGCAACTATTGCGAATCTGTGCTAGACTCTCGGTTAAAGAAACAAAAGCGTGAAATGAATCCACTCGTAGACCATGCTATTCGAGCAATTGATGGTGCGGTTGATAATAACTCAAACTTTAATCCCAAAGGTTATAACGTACTTGGTCTTTCATCTAATAAGGTGAGACACTTACTTAATAATCTATGCAATGAGCGTGGGACAGTATATGTTGATGCAGGTGCATACATGGGTAGTACAGTATTTGCTGCACTCATGGGTAATACTGCTGTCAAGGCATACGCTATTGATGACTTCCAAGAGGAGATCATCAAACCTAAACGTAAAGACTTACATAAAGACTACGAAGGTATTACAAATCCAGTTGATGAGTTCATTCAGAATGCTGAGAAGTGGATGAACACAGATTGCTCTATTGGTTTCTCTGTTAAACCTATTCAAGCAGTGGTATTTAATCCTGAGTTCCCACCTCGTGTAGTATTCTATGATGCTGCTGTAGATGATGACATGGTTCCTAATCTAGAACATATCCATAAGTATGCTGACAAAGATTACATCCTCGTAGTTGATGATGCAAACTTTGAAGGTGTGATTGATAAGATTAGGGAGTTCACTGAGGATAAGAATGTTATCTGGGATAGAACTATTTTGACGGAGACTGCAGAAGACTCTAATGATTTTTGGAACGGTGTTTACCTTTGTGTAATTGAAAAATGATTTTATTTTCTTTCATTCTATCCATTCAAACATTATTTGCTAATCACATACCAGTGATGTATGTTCAAGTACCTCAGTGGGCAGATGATTGGGCAGTGTGTGCTGTAGATATTCCAGACTCAGCATGTCACTGGTATATTGTGTCACCTGATTTTACAGGTGAAGGATTTGACTGGGAGACAGCACCATGGTTTGATGCTAATGGTCTTAAAGACGTAGCACCAATGCAAAAAGAAACAGTATTGCAGAAGTTACAAAAGAAATGATTGATATACAAGATAATTTTCTACATGATGGTGAGTTTGAGCATCTTTATAAGATGATGATGAGTTACAATGTTCTTTGGGAAGCATCTAAGATTGTTGATGATGCACCTCACAACATGAATCGCAACATGCAAATGTGTCATTTCTTTTATGATAGACATGCACCTACCGATAAAACTATTGAGATTCTTTACCCTGTATTGCAAAAAATGCAACCTTGTGCTATGATCAAGTGCAAAGCAAACATGGTCATGGGTACTGATCGTATCGTGGAACATGGTATGCACATTGATATACTGGACGCAGATGACCGTCCTTATATTAAAACAAGTATCCTTTACATGAACACATGTGATGGTTACACATTATTTGAGGATGGTACTAAGGTAGAGTCTGTTGCTAACAGGTTCGTAACATTCCCAAATGGTTTAAAACACACTGGCACTTCAACAACTGACTCATCCTTTCGGATGGTAATTAACTTTAATTATGTTTAAAATTTTAGAATCAATTGCTGAGAAAGAACTCTACATGGGTTATATTTTCGGTATCATGATCTTGGGTGGTTACATCCGTCAGTATCATGTCTTGGATGATGTTTACTCATTGATCAGAAAGTATATAAAAGATAATCGTATTATAATTATTCTCACATCTATTCTCGGAGGTGTATTACCAATCCCAGGCAGAGTTGCTCTATCAGCACCTCTACTAGATGCTATCGCACCACCTGATAAGAAAAAGCGAAGTTACTTTGGTATCATTGACTATTTGTCAACTCATCATTACTATTGGTGGAGTCCATTAGAGAAGACTATTGTATTACCTATGGCAGCATTGGGTATTACTTACGGACAAATGTTATCATATACATTTGTACCTTTGATTATCTGTTTAGCATATACATGGTGGTTTATCTTTACTAAGGTAGATGCTCGATCAGTTGTACCTGATCTTAGTAACATTCAAGATTTTGATTGGAAACGAGCATTAAGAGGTTGGGCACCATTCATTGCTACACTATGGTTCTTAATGTGTGTAGGTAAGGCAGGTGCTATATTCTTCTTCCCTTGGTTCTTTGCAATGTGTTGTTACTATGGATGGTTATGTAGAGATTGGAACTGGGGTAAGTATATCAATAAACAGTTTGCTATAATTTCAACTATTGTTCTTGCTCTTGGTGGTATCGTAGGTCTTATTAAAGAACCTGTTATGGCATATGTAGAGGGAGCAGATGCAACTATGATTATACCAGTCACTATTGTTGGCATGGTAGCAGCATATATCATGGGTTCATCCAGTAAGTATGCAGGTATCACTTCAGCACTTGTATTGATATTTGGTCCTCAATATCTTGTATGGTTCTTAGCAACTGAATACTCAGGGTATCTATTATCCCCTGCACATAAATGTTTGATGATCGGACAACAATACTTTGGCACACCTATCAAGAAATATTATAAGGTTTTAGGTGGATTATGTTTATGGTTAATCGGATATGCTTTTGTAATAACGTTTATCCTATAAATAGGATTGTAGAAATAAAAGCAATGGTTAAATGTCACAGTTAAATGTCGGTACACTGAACGTTGGAACGACCCAGTTTACTGGTGACTCAACAACGTTAAATACTGCACCTGCTAGTGATCTGAGTGGATTTCTTACTGGTACACCCAGTGCGAACCATTCGATCATGTGGAACGGTTCAGCATGGGTTCCCACCGCAATGGGTGGAAGATTGTTAGGGATGAATGTATATACATCGCAGAACGGTACTTGGAACTCTAAGACTACAGCAGGTGGTAGTGGTACATGGACTAAACCAAGTGGTTGTAGCAATGTATTAGTATATGTCACAGGTGGTGGCGGTGGTGCAAGAATTAATGATAACAACTATCGTGGTGCAGGAGGTGGCGGTGGTGCTACTGCTATTAAATGGATTGACGTGTCAGGAGTTAGTACGGTAAGTTATACTTACGGTAATGGTGGTGCTTATGTAAGAAATGGTGGCAGAGCAGCATCAGGCGGTACGTCATCGTTTGGTTCATATTGCACTGCAACTGGTGGACAAGGCGGTCAATCAGACAACCCTCATCAGGGTGGACCTGGGGGAAATGCCAGTGGTGGAGACATTAATTTGCCAGGGGGTGGTGGAGAAATGTCACACAGTTCAAACAACGAAGGTGTGGCAGGTTCATCATTCTGGCATAAAGCAGGTTCATCACACCATTACTACAATAACCAAGAAGAAATCACTCATGGACAATGGGGTTCTGGTGGTGGTCATGGTTATTATTCACAAAACTCACACGCATACAACAACTCAAATGGTGGTGCAGGAGTCGTAATCGTTTACAATTATTCTTAAGTAACATGAAAGCACTAGTACACACTACAGCAGGTCTCGTTTGTCAGTTTGTAGAAGACGCAGACACATTTGAAGCACATAGCGATTACGCATGGAAAGATATCGATGAAACTGGATTATCTTTTGTTGCAGGGACAGACCAACCCCCAGATTTTGATTACGATCAATCAACGGATACTATCTCAAGAAAAACAATAACACCCGAACCATATGATATGCAGAGAAAGTTTGCATATAATGAACTACCAGAACAACTCGATCAACTCTGGCATGACATTGATGATGGTAAACTAGGAGAAGCAGCAAAGACTGGCATCTGGTACAACGGAGTCAAGAGTACGAAAGACGCATATCCAAAGGGTTGACACCTGACTGAAAATCCATTATAATACGAGGGTTCACTTGGTAAAACCAATGCCCTCTTTTATTTTGACCGCAACTGACGAAGACGGAACTGTCACAACTAAGGAGTTTGAAGGAACTATCCTACAGGATGTGGTGGAAAAAACCTCTGACTTCCTACATGGTGTCGGTTATGTATTCGATGATCTCTATGTTATCGAAGAATCGGAAGACAATGATGTTCTTCCTTTCAGTGATGTTATGGAAGCAGTTCGGAATTCCGTAGCATCCGAAACTGAGGTATAATCCTCTATTTCATATATAAAATGTAGTTTACTTTAGAATAAAATCTAAGTACAAATGGGTAAGACGTTTAGGCGGGGTGGTAGCGAAAAAGGCAACTACTCCTACGGTAAATCTATCCGAGACAAAAGGACTCGGAACTCGAAATCAAACTTTCTCGAAGACACAAATGGCAACTACAAGTCAAAAACAAATAGACAACAAAAATTCAATGCTCACGTCCAAGAAGAGGACTGGGGATGACATGGATTTCTATGAAGATGTTGACATGCTAGAGTTCGATGATGGTTCTGAAGTAGACACCAATCTTGACTATACAACACAATACTAACAACATCAAATGACGGAACGTGATGAAAAATTCAATCGGGGACTGACTCTGTTTGAAGAGTCATTGCACAAACCTGATCATAAACTCAGGGCATGTGCGCTAAACCAAACATGCCTTGACGAACTACTCGAAATACGAGATCATGTGTTAGAGTACACCCAGTCATTACGGAGACGAGAGGATGAGTTACCTCTACCATAGTTCTATGTTTGATACAGACGAGAAGACTCTATTGAAAGAGTCTCTCGTTAAATACGTTTCGTATTTACAAAAAAGATTCTTCAAAGATAAGAATATCTCGGAAGAAGATTATCATCAACAAATGAATCATATTGAATCAATTGTTGGAAAACTACATCTAAATGATCTCTATAAATTATGAGTATTGAAATGTTTTGCCCTCAGTGGTATTACGTTGAGAGCGTACCTGTTGAGTATCAGGAACAAATTGAAAAATTATTTGAACCGCAGATCAGAGACGAGAGTCTATATGTGCAGTCCCCTTGGGACTGTAACTGTTTATCTACATTTCAATCTAAAAGTAATTTAGATCTACCTTGGAATGACTGGTTAGAATGTTGTAGGTCAACACTTGACAAGATGATTGACGCATTGAAACCTAAAATTGATATCGAAGTAGTACCTCAGGAAGCGTGGGCAAATCTATATACTAAAGGTATGCATCAAGAGTACCATACACATAGTTTACCAAACTGTAATCTAAGCATGTGTTACTTGTATGATGTACCCGAAGGTGACCCATTGTTTCGGTTCATTTATAATGGACATGATAACTATAAAAGGTCAGGTCTAACTGAAGCATTTGATATGCCGATTCAAACGAGAATCGTCCCTAAGGCAACTAAAGGAGACCTTATTATATTTCCCTCGCATTATCCTCATTTCGTTGCTCCTAACCCCTCTGATGCCCCTCGTATAACATTCTCAGGGAACTTGTACGTTGTGCCAAACAACAAAGCGTCACAAGACACCCCCACACCATAAAATTCATGCTATGATTACTCCTGTAAACAAACCTCAGACTTCTCTCGGCATCATTAAGTCGATCAAGAAGGCACTAAAAGAGGCAGACAAAGATCCCTTTCTTTATTCAATCGATGAAATCAAAACTCTCAAACGCAAAAAGCGTGAATGGCAAAACCTCGAACGCAGGGCAAACATCGAGGAACGCAATGGGTTCGGTCAGTACCTATAAACTGGACAATGTAAACATCGAGTACAATAGTTCATTCGATTGTGTTCAAGAGAACGAGGATGATTGGGTATCCAGTGTCCTTGGTTCTGAATATGATGTAGTCAATTCACTTTATTAAATATGTCAGAGTCAACTTCCTATCATATCTACTACGATGATAAAGTTCTATTCAAGAACTTGAATCTAGAAGAGTTCACATTGATCTGGAAGAAACTCTATCGGTCATACCATACTGACAGTATTACTTACTCAATTTGTAAGGATGACTTATGCACCTTAGAACAGAGTTATTAAATGAGAATCAGACTGGAACCTCGAAAAGGTAATCGACAAGCAGAAGAAATGTTCAGATATCATTTACATCGTGACGGTTATGTTCATGTGAGCGAACGTCTCGATAGATGGTATGTTTTTCACCCAAATGCCAACACAGGTTTTTGGGTACACCCAACAAAAGACCCTAACTGGATTGTACACAAATGAACCCATACAAAGTTGTTTACTGGAAGGATGGTGATAAACTATTCGACCGTAAAGAGATCATCACTTTTGGTGAAGAATCAACTGCTAATCTAATGGACTTATTTGAAGAGAACATTAATTATGATGTACATTGTGTGAAATCCCAAACATTACTGACTAAATAGTATCAGTCAATACAAATGCCATGCACTAAAACTCCAAAACATTATGGAAATCAAATTCAACAAGTGAGGTACAATGCACAACATCTTTACACAGAAACAAACTCCAGAGTTTACAAACTTTCACGCTGAAACATACGAAAACCAGTTATGGAATGACTACTTTGAATGTTTAGTTGATTCTGAAAACTTAAGACACAACCAATCAGCAAAGAAAATCTGTAGATATCTAGTTCCAGAATAGGACACTCTACAAACTGTCACAAGACCCCTAGAAGGGGGTCTTTTTTTGTGCTATGATTACAAAGTAATCGAGAGAGACCTATGCAACTCACAGCAACTGGCGGAAACATGGTAGTTGACTTCTATCCAGTCAAGTATGCTGATGGAACTATCAGCGAGCGTCTAATGTATAAGACAGTCACATTTTGTGAGAATATGCAATCGAAGTCATATATCAATACTGAATCATTTCAAAAAGAAGTTGACTCTCGTGTTGAGGGTTACAACTATGAAGTAACTGACATGCATGAAGAACCCCAGTTGTTCAACTCAGCACTGATTCAAACTCGTTGGTGATCATGACACTTGACTAAGTGGCACAACCCCCTACACAGGGGGTTTTTTTATGCTATAATAAGGGTACTGACGAACAAAGCATGAACTTGAGACCCCATCAGCAAAGAGCATTCGATAGAATGCAGCAGTATGATATCGGTAAGATCATCGTACCTACTGGTGGCGGTAAGACTTATATTATGATCGCTGACTTGATCGAGCAGATGCAGCAGAGATATGATACTACAACTGTAGTTGTTGCACCTCGTATCCTATTGGCAAACCAATTGTGTGCAGAGTTTACAGAATTCGTAAGTGATGCTGATATTATGCACGTCCACTCAGGTGAGACTCACTATACATCTAGCACTAAACCTGAAGATGTCAAACTATTTGTAAGCACACATACTAAGCATAAAATCATCTTTACTACATACCACTCATTACATCGTGTAGTTGATGCAGATATCACTATTGATACTGTATACTACGATGAAGCACACAATGGAACAGGCAAAAAGTTCTTTGAAGGTGTGAATGGTATGGTTCACAATGCTACTCGTAGGTTCGCCTTTACAGCAACACCTCGCATGGGTCGTGGTGTCTCAGCATGTCGTGGCATGAACAACTCAACCGTATGGGGTCAGACTCTAGAGAACGTACCTGCAACAGAATTGATTGAAGCAGGTGCTATTCTTCCACCTCAGATTGTACCTTTTGAGACTGATAGAATCAGAGAAAAGCATAACGCACATGATGTTGACGCTGAGAACCTCAAGGACATTTTAAGTTCACTTGATAGTCAGCAGTCAGCAAAAGTATTAGTGGCAGCACCTAGTTCAAGAATCCTTGGGTTCATGTTGGGTAGAACTGACATCCTAGAGTATCTTAAAGAGAATGGATATGATGTACTACACATCACATCTAAG